CACAAGCTACAACGATGGCGATTCAGTGCGTTATGACGGCCATGTCTACGAACAGGTCACAGGCTCTACCCAGACATCCGGCAATACGCCTCCAGTGCATACAGAAGGCACGGAGACCTATGGCGCTATTGATTGGGAATACAAGCACGACGACACCGGCTATGTGAAGATTACAGGGTTCACTAGCTCAACGGTTGTTACGGCCTCTGTGCAAACAGATGACGGCGGCATTTCAGTGCTTCCTGACCACATCATTGGTGCAGCCAACGCCACAAAGAAATGGTCCTTGGGTGCGTTTGGCGGGGACCAGGGTTATCCACGGGCTGTGGCCTTCTATGAAGAGCGCCTTTACTTTGCTGGGACAACAGGCCAGCCGCAGACCATCTTCGGCTCTGCTACCGCTGACTTTGAGAACCACACTCCTGGCATCAATGACGACGATGCGGTTAATGTTACGATTGCATCCGACCAAGTAAACGTCATCAAGCACATGATTCAGGGCCGTTTCCTGCAAATCCTGACGACTAGCTCTGAGTTCACGCTGTCTGGCGGCACCGGCACACAGCCGGTTACTCCGACCAATGTGAATGTTCTTCGTGAAACAACATTTGGCTCGTCTGATGTGCGCCCTATCCGCGCCGGTTCCAGCACCATCCTTGTCCAGAAGGGGCAGGAGAAGGTCAAAGAAGTCACGTTTGATTTGGACACTGACGGGCTTGTAGGGCGTGACCTTACAATTCTGGCAGAACATATTGCCCGTGGCGGGCTGACTGACATGATTTGGCAGCAGGAGCCGGAGCTTATTCTGTGGTTTGTGCGCACGGACGGCGTACTTGTTGGCCTGTCTTACGACCCGCAGAACCAGACGATTGGCTGGCACACTCATCCAATGGGTAACAGCGGGCTTGTTGAAAGCGTCACAGCCATACCAAGCGGCGCAGAAGACCAAGTATACCTGTCAGTCAAGCGCACCATTGACGGGTCCACAGTCCGGCACATCGTCTTCATGGAGAACATCTACTTTGGCACTGACGTTGCTGATGCCTTTTATGTAGACTCCGGCCTGACATATGACAGCACAGCGACAACTACCATTACCGGCCTGAATCACCTTGAGGGCGAGACGGTGCAGATTCTGGCTGATGGCGCTGCACACGCAGACAAGTTTGTCAGCGGCGGTGCGGTAACACTGGACCGCAGTTCCAGCACTGTGCATGTCGGTTACTCTTACGACTCTAAAGTTCAAACGCTGCGCATGGAGGGCGGGGCTGACGACGGTGTGTCTCAGGGCAAAATCAAGCGTATCCACGGGGCTACCATTCGGTTCCTCGACACGGTGGGTGCAGAGATTGGTCCTGATGAGAACAATCTGGACCGTCTGCCCTTCCGTGACAGCAGCATGTCGATGGACGAAGCCGTTCCTATGTTTGATGGGGACAAGGAGATTTCGTTCCCGTCAGGTTATGACAACGACGCCAGAGTTTTCGTTAGACAGACGCAGCCCCTGCCTATGACTATTCTGGCAGTCATGCGGAGGTCTAACACATTCGATGCTTAAAATACGTCCCTATGTACACAGCGATGTGTATGACATTGAGTTAGATTACGAGTTTGACGCGGCATCCCGCGCTGGGTTGCTGGGTCACAACGAGATAGTGGCCTACACGCTACTCGATGACGACAAGGTGCTGGCCGTTGGCGGGGCGCATGTTATGTGGTTCGGGGCGGGGGAAGCCTGGGTGCTGGTGTCGCCGGAGTGTCTTGGCAAGCCAGCATCCTTTGCCCGTTATGCAAAAAAGCTGTTTGATAGTATATTGCAAGACACAGAGTTACGCAGGGTGCAAGCCAGCATCCATGTAGATGATGACCGGGCATATAGGTTTGCAGAGTGGCTCGGCTTTGAGAATGAGGGCGTTATGCGCAAATACGGCGTCGATGGTGGCGATTACTACAGAATGGCGAGGGTGGCGTAATGGAAGCAACCACCATCATGGCTGCTGCATCCGTTGCTCAGGGGGTTATGGGCTTCAAGGGCAATCGTGCCGCCGCAAAACAAGCGCAGCAGGTAGCTGAATATAACGCACAGGTTCAAGAAAACGAACTCATCCTGACTCAACGTGCGCGTCGGGAGCAAGAAGCAGTGTTGCGTTCTGAGGCCCACCGCCTCATGGGTACACAGCGTGTTATGACAGCCGCATCTGGGATACAAATGTCTGGCAGTCCAATGCAAGCCTTGGCTGACACATATTTCAGCATGGAACGAGACGCGCAGCGTGTTCAGTACGCCAGCTCTGTTGAGGCTGCGCAATCAACAGCAGCCGCAGCCATGTCTAGGCTGAACGGTCAGGCGCAAGCAGCGGCATTTAGAACAGCTTCCCTTGGTAGCATATTGGGGGCTGTTTCTGGTTACGCCTCTTCTGCCCAAGCGCAAAGAAGCTATGAATTGCAAGTCAGCAGCTACGAAAGGCAGTTGGATTAATGCCTAAGATTCCTTTGTATAATCGTGGCGTCGGCCCGACTGTTGAGTTGCCTACAGGAAAGCTCAGTCCCAGGCTAAGTGCTGAGGCTCTGACACAACCAGCGCTGCAAATGGCACGCCTTGGGCAACAGGTTGGCCAAGCTGGCCGTCAGTTTGCAGAGAATCAAATCGCTTATCAAAAGCAAAAAGCGCAAATTGATTTCCAATTTAAGAAGGCAGAACAAGACCGAGAGTCAGTCCGCATCGGTAACGAGTTGGTGCGCGAGTTTCGTGACCTGAGTGACAACCACATTCTGTCCACGCAACGGAAGCACACGAACACAACCTCTGCCTCTGATGACTTTGACGCGACCATCACGCAAAGCGCCATCAAACGGATTGATGAGCTTGAGGTTACAGACCGGCAACGTGAAAGCATTAGAACCTCTGTCCTTAACAGCCTTTCCCCTTACGCATCAGCGGCTAAAAAGAACGCCTACAATCACGGCTTGGCAGTGTTTAAGGCTGAGCATGACGAGGCTGTCCAAAATCAGATTGACAATATTCCGATTGATGCCACAGCAGAAGAGCTGACGGCCCGTATCGCTGACCTACAGCAACAGGGGCGTGAAGCTATTGCAAATGGCGCTACTCCCAAAATTGCTCCTGAGTTGGTGCCGTCTGTGGTAGCCGAGGTTTATGCAGACAAAAGAATCATAGCCGCCAATTCGGTGGACGAAATAGACCGCATAATGTCCGGCATTGAAGACGCGCCAGTATCTCAGAGCGTAAAAAAGCGTTTGAGAGGCACGGCAAGCGCCCGTCGCGCCGCCATTCAAAAGGAAATTAACGACGGCGTTATAGCCGACATCAACATGCTGGACCCAAATCTTATTGGGCAGCAAAATTTTGCTGATGCAGCAGCGGCAATCCGTGCTGGGGCAACACAGGTTACGCTCTATGCGGAGACGCCCACTCCTGACGGCAAGCTGTTCAAAGCGTATCAGGTTGACTTGACGGGCGCAGATGAGTCCATGAGGTCTCGTGTTATTTCTGCTCTCAACGGCCTCCAAAGCGTTGCGGAGAGTGAAGCCAACACCAGCGTTATTGACAGCGTAAGAACGGCTGTTCCCGACATGAGCCTGTCGGAGCTTAAAACTCAGTCTGAACAAGTAAGGCGGGGCCGGGGGTTGGCAGAGGGGCTTGAAGGAACAGCTCTCAGCGGTGTCATCGGCATTATTGACGCAGAGCTGGGGCGTCGTGAAGGGCAAGTCTTAACGACCATCCAGCAAAACACAAAGGACATTACGGCCAGCATTACTGCCAACAGGCAGGTAACGCCAGAGATACAAGCCCTCATAAACCAAACATCCGATTTATATGGCTCTATTGGTAGAGACGCAGAGGCGTCTGCATTTGTTGCTGAGGTGGCTGCAATCCAGAAGGCCGCTGTAACATTCAGCGGCATCCAGTTTGCTACTGACAAGGAAATTCAAGCAACAATCGTAAAGGAAACAGCCGCGCTTGCAAAAGTGCCGGTTGAACAAGCCGCCGAGGCACGGGCCTCACTCGACGCTTTGAACAAGATGGTTGAGCAAAGAGACGCTGCGATGCAGGTTGACCCTGTCGGCTATCTTGAGTTGAACAAGGGGCCGCTTAGCGTCTCAGAGAGGATAAATCTGCAACGGCAGATGGGCGTGGCAGAGGTCAACATTCGCCTAGCCTCAACTGCTGAAATAAAATCCTTCAAAGAAGAATATGGCTTTGCCGAAAACTATGCCGAAAAGTCGCGCATTGGCAACGAGTTCATTCAAAGGTTCGGCGCTGGCAACGAAACAATGGTGTTGCGCAACCTGATGAACCAGGGAGTTATCAGCGTTGTTGACAACCTCATCATAGCCAACCCAGACAATGCGTATATGTTTGACGTAGATGCAGCAAATGCGCCGACATCTATTGAGAGCTTTAAGGAAAGGCTTACGAAAGACCAGCGCGACAGCACTACAACTGCTGTCCGTGCCGAGCTTGAGGAATACTCAAACAGCGTCATTGGCGGTGGGTTTGACGATGTATTGTCGCGCACGGCAACAGACAAACGCGCTGCGCATGTGTTTGCGATGGCCGACATCATTCAAAACACAGCTATGTATTACCAGTCTATTTCCAATATAAGCCCTGAAGACGCCGCCAAGAAGGCAGCAGAGGCAGTCATCGGAAGCCAGTATGCCTTTACGACTGTGAACAACAGCCAGATAAGGCTTAAAAAAGGGTTAGAAGCCGTGGCTGAGCCTATCGGCGCTATTCTACAAAGCTCCATCAGCGAGTCTAACCGAGATTACCTGACATCAATCATAGACATTCCAAGCAAAGTTGGCATTGAAAGCGCAATCACTGACGATGAATATGTAAGTGACCTAATTGCTCGTGGCCGGTGGGTAACAACGACTGACAACAGCGGCGTTTACCTTGTTGACCAGACTGGCAACATGGTTCGCCGGAAGCGTGACCCGCAAATGCCGCCAGAAGCACAGGAAGAGTTTATTGTTGTGCCGTTTAGTAGCCTTATGGGCAGCGTTAGAGAGATTCAAGAGTCTGAATCTATTCTTGGTGAGCTATTCCCAGGCCCAGACAGGACAGCACAAGCAACGGCCCAGAAGCGGGCAGCGCTGGCTAGGAGAGTCTTCTAGTGGTTGAGGTCTACATCCCAGAGCAAGGATATGACCCGAACATAGGGCGAAACTACTTTGATGTTACCAAAGTGGGCACGCTTGATGTGCTGGGGGCAACGCTGGATGAGACATTCTATTACAACCCCCTAAACGCTGCTGACAGGTTCTTTGAGCAAAAGCTGGGTGAAGGACAGCGAGGCCGCATCCTGACGCCGGATGAATATGCTGACAGCCCGTATTTCAGAGAAGGTATAGACGTAGGGCCGGACGGCATTAAGGAGGGATTGGCTAAACTGCTGGCTGAGCGCCAAGACAAACGCGATGCTTTCAACCTAACGCTATCCCGGTCAAAGGGCGGCTATACTTTGGGCGCAATGCAGTTTGGTACGGCGCTTGCCGGTAGCCTACTCGACCCTCTCAGTATTGCTTCTGCGTTTGTGCCTGTCGTAAGCACGGCAAGGGCGGCGACATTTGCGGCACGTTATGGGAAGAATGGTGGCAGGTTTGTGGCTGGTGCCGTTGATGGCGTTGCTGGTGCGGCTTTGCTTGAACCTATCGTCGCTGGCCAAGCTGTGCTTGAACAAGACCGCGACTACGGCCTCATGGACAGTTTCCTGAACGTCACTTTTGGCGGCATCATGGGCGGCGGTCTGCATGTTGGCTTTGGCAAGATTTCTGACCGCATCAACGCATCTAGGCAGGATGTGAGGGACACTGCCTTGACAACAGCGGTAGCCCAAGCCGTAGAAGGCCAAGAGATTACCGCTGGCACTCTGCACACAACCACGGTCAACCTTGCCGCCGACGATGTAATCAGAAGGGCGCGGGCTGTAAAAGAGTATGACCCGACAACGAGGGCTGTTGAACGCACCTTTGACGAAGAAGGCAACGTCAAGACAGAGACCGTTATTGATGACCCTGCCCCCGGCATTGAAGAGGTTCCGCAATATCCAACCAAAGGCAAGGCGCGACCAAAGGTATTGCGCAAGGAAAAGCCTAAGTCACTAATAGCCTTTATTAGAAACGAAGGCGGGATTTCGACAGAAGACGCCAATATCGGTGATGTTAAGGACATCTTTGACAAGAATTACATTTCTGTCGCCAGGAAGGGTGGCAAGTCGCTTGACGAGCTTCTGACCCGTGCAAGAGAGGAGGGTTACATAGCTGATGCTCTTGACGGCCAAGCGGACGAACTTAGCGTTGCTGACTTTCTTGAGCTAATTAGAGAAGACTTGCACAGTCAGTCTGTGTACTCACGTTTTGATGTAAATGAAGTGGCAGAGTATGACAAGGCTGTTGAGCTTGCCGCGCTGGCTGACGAGTACGGTATTAATCCTGCTGGCATGGATGACGAAACATTCCTGCGGGCATTGGCTGAGGCTGTAGACAGACAAGAGGCCATCAATTTCAATACAGCCAGCCGTCAGGGTGACATGTCAGAGCAAGAGTATTACGACAGAAGGGATGAGGCCCGTTCTGTTGACTACAACCTTGGAGACATGATTGACCAAAAAGACATTCTTGATGAGATGGACCAAGCGGGCCAGAGCATTGAGGATATGGCGCTGAACGAGCTTGAGGCCGAAAACGAGTTAATCATGAGAGACTTGGAAAACTCTCCAGACGGCATACCTGCAATGTTCCAGCGTGAGATTGAGGCTGCTGACGACCTAAAGGCCAAGTCTGAGAACTTCGAGGAAGTCACGCGGCTTGCCGCTGAGTGCATGAACAGGAATTACCCGCGATGACCAAGATTTGTATGGCAAACCTCCAAGCAGTCAGCAAAAAGTTTGACTTCCCGCTTCTTAAAGAAGAGTTGCAGGACATCCTGAACATCATGCAGCAGCGCATTGAAAAGCGTGGCGGTGTGATTGGCGACGAAACGCTGAAAGACCTGTACGAAGAAGCTGCTGAAATCACCAAACAGGCAAAGATTGCTGCTGCCCTGCAAAAACGCAACCAGCTACTCAACGCCCGTGCTTACGGCAACATCATGACGGCGGTCAGGGCTGACCCAGCCAATCCGGCAAAGGCATTGTCTGCGCTTATGGTAGGTGATGCGCGGCGCGGCCTCTTTAGTGTTGACGCAAAGCAGCAAGCTATCATGGCAGACCATGTTGGCCTCTTGGCCGCTGACCTGCAACGCAGCGACTTGCTAAATATATTCAAAAGTAACGAGCTTGATGCCGAGATTTACAAAGAGCTGTTCGATGGCCTTGGCAGTAGCGGCAGCAAGGAAGCGCGTCAAATTGCTGAAAGCATACGCAAAGTGCAAAAGAAGCTGCTGGACCGCAAGAACCGCAACGGGGCCAACATCGGTGAGTTGGAAAACTACGTTGTGCGGCAGTCCCATGACCCTATTCTTATTAGAGGCAAAGGAACGGCTGCGGATAAGCAGCGCTGGATTGATGAGGTTAAGCAACTCATCGACACAGAGAAGACATACAAGAACAAGCCGCCTGAGATGGGCGAAGACGAGTTCCTTGGTAACATCTATGACAACCTCGTCACTGGCAATCATCAGAAGACTGACGCCCTGTACGGCGATGACGGCGTTATAGACGAGATTTCAGAGTTTCGTGGCCCCCGCAATCTAGCCAAAAAGCTAAGCAGCGAGAGGATTATTCACTTTAGAGACGGTAAGTCGGCCTTCGCCTACGCTAACAAATATAGCCGCATGAGCCTGTCGGAAGCCGTTCTTAATAGCATCACGCACGATGCTCAAGCTATTGGCCTTCTTGAGACGTTCGGCACCAACCCTCGCAAGATGTTTGAGCTTGTCGTCCGAGAAATGCAGCAGGAAGCAAAGGGCGACCCAAAGGCGTTTGGCAGGATTAGCACTAGGGTTCTAAACAACCAGTTTGCTGAGCTTGATGGCACGACACGAGCCAGAGGGGCTGGCCAACCAGTTTGGGGTCTGAACACAGACTTTGCTGGAATTGCTGCGGGTGTGCGGATGATTCAGAATATGGCGAAGCTAGGGTTTGCCACAATTTCGTCAATCTCTGACCTTGGCACAAAGGCGGCGTTTATAAATGCCAACACAGAGCGCGGTATATTTGGCTCATACGCGGTGGCCCTGCGTGACACCTTCCGGCTGTTCAACAACAAGGAGCAGAAGGAACTTGCCTACTTGCTAAGCGTTGGCGTCGAAAACATGCTTGGCGACGTTCATGCGCGGTTTGGCGCAAACGACAGCGGCCCAGGTGCTATCGCCAAAGCCCATCAGATGTTTTTCAAACTAAATGGCATGGCGTGGTGGAACAACGCGCAGAAGACCGGCATTGCCCGTATGTTGTCCGCTGACCTTGCCAACTACGCCAAGCGTAGCTTTGACAAAGTGCCGAGGGAAACACAAAGACTGCTGCGCCTGTACGGCATCGGTGAGGCAGAATGGAGTGTTCTGCGAAGCCTCGACATGAAAGCAGTAGATGGTCGGCGGTATGTTGTGCCGAACCAAATGGAAGAGCTTGCGAATGACGTTATTGACCTTATCATCAGGGACAAGACAGGCGCTCTCGACATAACAGACAAAATGCGCCAAGAGTTCAAAGATGACCTGCGCACCAAGTTTTCAGCCTACCTGACTGACAGCGCAGACACAGCCATTCCGACACCGGGCGCTCGTGAGAGAGCCATTATGAACCAGGGCTTGCCACGCGGCACAGTCGGCGGAGAGGCAATCCGTCTGGTCATGCAGCTTAAGGGCTTCCCCATCACTTATATTACCAAAGGCATGTCTAGGCAGCTTGCGAATGGTGGTATGGTCGGTGTTGCTAAGATGATGGTCGGCACCACCATGATGGGCTACTTGGCCAACGCTATGAAAGACGTTTTGAAGGGTAAAGAGCCACAAGAGGTGTTTGGCGACGACTACACGTTGAACACGCAGACGCTGACACGAGCGTTTGTGCAGGGCGGCGGTGCTGGTATTTATGGCGACTTCCTGTTCGGGGAGTTCAACCGTTATGGCCAATCTCCATTGCAAACATTCGCTGGCCCCACACTTGGAACAGCAGAAGACATTCTAAAGCTGTACGCGAAATTCAGGGACGGAGACGACGCATCTGCCGCTGCTGTAAGCCTCGCAGTCAGAAACACCCCATTCATAAACCTATTCTACACAAAGATGGCAATGGATTACTTGTTCATTTACGAGCTACAAGAGTTCGCAAACCCAGGGTACTTGAAGCGCATGGAACGTCGCATGGCCAAGGACACGGGGCAGGACTTCTACTTCCCGCCTAGCCAAGCAGTGAGGTAATGCGGTATAAAGGACCGAAGGAGTGACGCATGACAGTCAGCAGCACCAACACGAAAAACAGCTATAGCGGAGACGACTCCACCGTCGTTTTTGCCTATACTTTCAAGATTTTCGACGACGATGACATCCAAGTCATTCTTCGTAATGACACCACTGGTGCCGAAACTGTCCAGACCAAGACGACACATTACAGTGTGTCGGGCGTCGGCAACACCAGCGGCGGCAACATCACCTTTGTTACAGCCCCTGCAACCGGCGAGACTGTGGTGCTGCTCCGCGCCATTCCGCTGACACAGGCCACTGACTACACTCCTAACGACCCGTTCCCTGCTGCTACTCATGAGGATGCGCTGGACCGCCTGACATTCATCGTGCAGGACCAGCAGGAAGAGCTTGACCGCGCAATCAAGATTTCTAAAACGAATACAATAACTTCGCCTGAGTTCACTGTGGGTGCCACCACACGGGCCAACAAAATCTTTGCCTTTGACAGCAGCGGTGACCTGTCGGTTACGCAAGAGATTGGCACATACCAGGGTACAGACACAACGACGACTACCAGCGCCTATTCCGAGCGTGATATCATCAAGTCCACAACGGCTGGCCAGCTTAACAACGTTTATATTTGTGTGGCTGATTCTGTAGCCGGTGACCTGCTGACTGACACTGACCACTTCGAACTTCTTGTAGATGCGGTGTCTGCCGCTACCAGCGCCACTAACGCCGCAACAAGCGCCACCGCAGCGGCTACCAGTGCCACAGCAGCGGCCAACAGCGCAACCGCTGCGGCCACGTCCGAGTCAAATGCGTCCACCAGCGAGTCCAACGCCTCGACTAGCGAGACTAATGCCTCAACGTCCGAGACAAATGCCTCAAACAGCGCGTCTGCCGCTGCAACAAGCGCAACAAACGCGGCAACATCGGCAACATCTGCCTCGACCAGCGCAACGACAGCGACGACAAAGGCCAGTGAGGCAAGCACCAGCGCAACTAACGCTGCCACGAGCGAGACCAACGCTGGCACCAGCGAGACCAATGCCGCAACGTCTGCCACCACGGCCACCACAAAGGCATCAGAGGCGGCTACAAGCGCCACCAATGCGGCAACCAGTGAGACAAATGCTGCCACATCCGCAACCAATGCGGCGACGTCAGCCACGGCAGCGGAGGCTGCTCGTGACGCTATCCAGCAATTCTACCTTGGCGCACAGGCATCAAACCCGACAGTGGATGGAAACGGCGACCCGGTGACTGCCGGTGACTGGTATTTCAACACTGGCGACAACAGCACCCGCATCTATGACGGCTCGGCATGGAACACTATTTCACCTGACCTTGTTGGCGACACCACTCCGCAGCTTGGCGGCAATCTGGATGTAAACGGCAACAGCATTGTCAGCACCAGCAACGGCAACATCAACATCACGCCAAATGGCACAGGCAATGTGAGCCTCGGCAACTTTACGTTTGACGCTGACCAGACTGTCGGCTCAGGCCAAGACAATTACCTGCTGACTTATGACCACTCATCCACGTCAATCAGCCTAGAGGCAGCACCGGCAGGTGGCGCTGGTTATTTCCAAGGTGAGAACGGTGCGACCGGCGACACCACCAATGGCAAGGGCGACATCTTTCGAGTGCATGAGCAGCAGCTTGACACAAACACAACCATCGCATCTGGCGACAACGCTGGGGCCTTCTTTAGCCTGACCGTTGCAAGCGGAGTTACCCTGACTGTGAACGGTAATCTGGTGATAGCATGAGCACCTTAAAGGCAGACACAATCCAGAACACCAGCGGCGGTGCGGCTACGCTGACGAAGCAGAGTGCGGCGAAAATGTGGTCGGACTTTGATGGGAACACATCTAATACCGTTATGGGTTCATTTAATTTAAGTTCGGTTGATGATTTGGCTACCGGGACTTTCCGGCATAACCTTACAAACAGCATGAGTGATGCTCATTATTCGGCACAACACACCGCTACAGATGATGCGGCCACTGGTACGTCTACTGCTGCGGTCTGGAACAAACTATCCGGGTCTTTCAAGGGTGAGTGCCGTAACGTAGCGGGAACGCTTAAAGACAGAGACAGTTGCTTAACGGTAGCACACGGAGACCTCGCATGAGTACCATCATCGCAGACAATCTCACCGGCAAGACTGCGGCTGGTAATGTGACGGTCACGTCTGAGGGCGGCGCGGCGACGTTCCAGTTGCAGCAGGGGCTTGTGAAGGCTTGGGCAAAAGGCAGTTTTTATGACACAACCCTTGATGACAGCTTCTCAATGAGTTCGGTCACAGATAATGGAACCGGCGACTCGACTTTCACCGTTTCCAACGCCTTCAATAATGCAAACTATGCTGTGGCAATGACACGCGGACGCAGCGCCAGTAACTACACCACATCAAAAGCTGGCGGTATGGTGATTGCTGACAACCAGACGCTGCCAACGACCACTGCAATCAGGGCGAGGGGTCTGGATACTGACGCGGCCGAGTTTGATTTCGACATCGCTTGCGTTTCATTTATGGGAGACCTCGCATAATGGCTGGCACAATCGTAGCAGACACCCTGACCCACTCGACTGCGGGTTCGCTGACCACCGATTATGTCGTGAATGGTAGCGCGAAGGCGTGGGTCAGCTTGAATGGCACAGGCACGGCGGCCATCCGCGACAGCCACAACACGAGCAGCATCACAGACGCGGGAACAGGCGTTTATTATTCGACCTTCTCGTCAGCTATGAACAATGCGTCATTCTCCGGCGGGTCTCACGTTATCGGACTGTCTAATGGCGACTTGGTTGCAACAGGTGAAGCTACCGCGCCGACCACCACCACATTCCGTGTTGGATGTAGAACTGTCGGCGGCACACTTTTGGACCCTGAATATGCAATGACCAATGTTCACGGAGACCTTGCATGACGCCTGACTTCACCGGCACACATCTGTGGGACAGGCTCTGCTGGGCAAAGGAAAACCTTGAGCCGCACCAGTCAGACTACCGTGTCGTGTACGAGGACAGCATCGACGAGTGCGCCAAGATACTGGTGCCGGACCCTAACTGGATGGCGTGTGCATTGCAGGGCGGCATCCTGCCTCCTGTCGAAGTCTACTGGGAGCTAGCAAAGGACGAAGCCCAGCCCGACTTCAAGCGGCACACTCGCGGCTACCTGCTGCATGAGACACCGCCGGTCGGTCCTATGACTGAGGAAGAGGCAATCGAATACCTGATTCAGAAGGATGTGCCGCAGCACGTCTGGCGGAATTGGGATGAGGGCAACCGCCCGAAGATGGTAATCTGCCGAAAGCAGCAGTTGCCGCAAACTCGTGTCTGGCGTAACGCTTGGCGCATCTCTGATGAAATCAAAGTAGCCGCATAGAGGAGTACCCCGATGGCTGTGACAACCTACATCGTAGACAAGGACGGTAATCAGATTGATGCTTCAACCGCTACCGTTCCTGCAAACCGTGACTTCCGAGGCGCTTGGTCGCTGTCGGGCAACGTAATCAGCGAAGACTTGGCGAAGGCCAAGGAAATCTTCAAGGACAAAATCCGCGAGGTTCGCGGCCCACTGCTCGACGCAGAGGACGTGACCTACATGAAGGCACTTGAGGCTGACGACGCCGACGCAAAGGCTGCGTCTGTCGCTGCCAAGAACGCCCTGCGTGACGCACCTGCCGCCGCTGCCATTGACGCAGCCGCCGACATCGCAAGCCTGAAAGCAGCTTGGGATGCCGACACACTTGGCGACAGCCCCTACGCCTAAGGAGCCGCCCCGATGCCAGAGGAACAGAAAGTCCTGATTGACGTAGCCGCTGGCAGCGGGACTTTCGCTGCGTGGATTGGTATGGCACCGGATGCTGTGGCGGTTATCACCGGCATCTGGGTCATCATCCGCATCTGGGAGACCGAGACCGTCCGCAAGTGGACCGGACGCGCCTGATGTGGAGTTGGTGCATGTGTTTCTGCTTTACGTCTTCCTAGACGGGCAGGTCAAAAGCAAGGACATGCACTTTTGGAGTGTGGATGATTGTGTGTATTTCGCGCAGCGTCTTCATAAACAGGGAGGGAAGATTACGAGCTACTGCCTACCCGTCCAGATTAGGCGTGACAGCATAAGGATTTACTAATGCTTGCAGAACTTGCCGCCGCCAATGCTGCCTTTGCCGTAATCAAACAATGCGTCCAGAACGGACAGGACATCGCCAAGGCTGGCAAGGCCATTGGCAGCTTCGTCTCCGCCAAGGACGAGTTGCAACGTGAAGGCAACAAAAAACGCGCCAGAGGCGTAGGCGGCAGCGACCTTGAAGAGTTTATGGCTCTTGAGCAAATCAAGGCCAAAGAACAGCAACTCAAAGAAATGATGATTTACGCTGGTCGGCCCGGAATGTGGCGGGATTATGAGCGTTTCTGCGAAGAGGCCAGGAATGGCCGTGCTGCCGCAGCAAAGGCTGCTGCAAAGAAAAAGGCAGAGTTGCAGGAGAAAATAGGATTGGGCCTTGTAGGGCTGCTTCTAGCGGCCTGTATGGGCGGTCTGGTATATATTGTGCTGCTTATGAAGGGGAGTCTGCGATGAGTGCGCAACAGGTGCTTGAGTGGAAGCTGCTGCCACGCTTTATGATGTTCGTGATGACGCTTATGTACATCCGCGTGGTTGAATGGGGCATGTCCTTGGATGACATCACCACACAGCAGAGCGCGATGGTCAGCGTTGTTTCCGGTGCGATGACTGGTGCCTTTGCAGTTTGGCTAGGGAGTGAGAAGAAATGATTCAGGCGCTTATAGGCCCATTAGCAGGGCTGGCTGGTAGCTGGCTCGAAGGCAAGGCAGCAGAGAAAGCGGCCAAGTCCCAAGTGAAGATTGCCAAGGCGGAGGCCGAGGCAGAGGTGATGAAGACAGCCGCCACGCATGATTCCAAGTGGGAACTCATCATGGCGCAGTCCACACAAACCTCCCTCAAAGACGAAATCGTCACGGTGATTGTGCTTATCCCTGTCGTGCTGGTGTTTATCCCCGGCATGGAAGGTGTGGTGCAGAACGGCTTTGACCGGCTGAATGAACTACCCGACTGGTATCAATATTTGGTATTCTTGGTGTGCAGTGCCGCCCTTGGCATCAAAGGCTTGGATAAGTTTAGGAAGAAGTGATGGCCCGCAAACCTGTCAAATCAAAGTCCCGTGTGAACGAGGCTGGTAACTACACCAAGCCTACCATGCGCAAAAGACTTTTCTCCAAAATCAAAGCTGGTGGCAAAGGCGGCAAGCCTGGTCAGTGGTCAGCCCGCAAGGCGCAGATGCTGGCCAAGCAGTACAAGGCTGCTGGCGGAGGCTATAAAAACTAATGGCACTCAAGAAACCACAGAAGAGTCTCAAGGCTTGGACGAAACAGAAATGGAGGACGAAGAGTGGCAAGCCGTCCACGCAGGGTCCGAAAGCAACCGGGGAGCGCTATCTACCGGCTAGAGCCATTAAAGCCCTCTCTGCCCAAGAATATGCGGCGACCACGAGAGCAAAGAGGAAGGCTACTAGAGCCGGAAAACAAGTTAGCAAGCAACCAAAACGAATCGCGCAGAAGACGAAGCGTTACAGGAAAACAAAATGAATCTGGTGAAGCTGTGTGACGACCTCAAAGCTGATGAGGGTTGCGTCAACGAGATTTACATCTGCCCTGCTGGCCACCCTACCTTCGGCGTGGGCCACATGATTACAAAGAAAGACCCTGAACATGGTAAGCCAGTTGGCACTAGCGTTAGCGATGAACGGGTACGGGAAGCCTTCGAGGCGGACATCACCATCACGCTGCAAGACTGTGAGAAGCTATATCCAGACTTTGCTGACCTGCCGGAAGAAGTGCAGCTAATCATTGCCAATATGGTCTTCAACATGGGCCTACCCCGCATGTCTCGGTTCCGCAACATGAAGGCTGCGGTAGATGACAGGGACTGGCATCGCGCTGCGGATGAGATGAAAGAGAGTTTGTGGTATAACCAAGTGACGGCACGGGCTGACAGACTCGTTGAGCGTATGCGTAATGTTTAGTGTGGAGACTTACATGCCTTATTCCAAATATTCCCCGAAGCAAAAGCGCCTAGCTGCTATGGCCAAGCCTCGCAAGAAGATTACTGGTGCTGACCTCAAGAAGGCCACCAAGATGCGCAAGAAGAAAAAGTAATGCCGAAGAAGCCAGATTCACGACTGAAACGGGCGGGCGTCAGCGGCTACAACAAGCCCAAGCGCACCCCTAATCATCCCACTAAAAGCCACGTCGTTGTTGCCAAGTCCGGCGACAAGATTAAGACTATTCGCTTTGGACAACAGGGGGTGAGTGGTGCTGGCAAAAGCCCTAAGACTGCATCAGAGAAGGCGCGTCGCAAGTCATTCAAAGCCAGACACGCCAAGAACATTGCCAAAGGAAAGATGTCCGCTGCCTACTGGGCAAACAAGGTCAAGTGGTAAAGACACGCAACCCGCAAGCCAAGAGCCTGATGAGCAAGCTGTTCAAGCCGCGCGTCGTCAAGCCGAAGAAAGGCAAGGGTAGTTAATCCCGTAAAAAAGAACCCCGCCGAAGCGGGGCTTAGTGGGTGAGGGTAAAAATGATTAAAACCCCTCACCTTGGGAGAAACTGAGTATTTTGCACCCCTGCTACTCAATCCTCCAAATCCTGTAGCCTGTGCCATTTGGTTCTTTGCGTGAACGGTACTCCATGCCTCTGTAGCGCATGGCCGCACGCACCTTCTCGAAGTCCTGTACAGTTGTCGCAATCAAGCTGTCACCAATCTCCATCTGAGAAAGGATGTTCCACCTGTCGCGCCGTCCACCGGGGACTGGTATGCCCTTCTCAAGTATCACCTGCTTGCACTCTGCGCACCTTTTCAAAGCACCCTCCTGTCTGCATATCATAGCAGAGCTTATGTCCGTTCCCATTCGTAACCCACGTTCCATCCATGACATAATGCTCCTTGCCGCAGAAATCACAGTTAAATTTCCTCGTGTCTCGCTTCTTGGTTCGCGGCCTTCTGTTCCTCACGTTGGGCCTCCAATCCCGCATGAAGGAAGCGCTCGGCCATCCAGAGCAGTTGCGTCGAGTTCATGTCCCTGTAGTGGGTCACACCCTCTATGCTGACAACCATCCCGTCTGGCCGAGGCACTACCAAGATTAGCTTAGAATGGGATGTCATCATCCAGGTTCAGCTTTGACTTACGCACAGTCTCCTGCACACCAGCCGCTTCTGCTACCTGCTTGAATCCACCCTGCGAAACATCGTCAGCCACGCTGTCGGTGCCAGAGTATTCAAATGGCTGTTCGACTTTCAGCGTGATGCTGCCGTCGTCATTCTCGTAAACAAGCACAGAATACTGCACGTCGCTGCGCAGATGCACGTCAGCTGGTGCGCCGTCCTTCCATGGCGTCCACTTGCCGTTGCGGTACTTGGCCGCGCCCTTGTCGTTGGGCCACGCCCGGAACTGAGTGATGTTTTTCCATTGTCTTGCCATTGTTAGCCTCCTAAGCTCTGCTGGCGTTGCTTAAACAACTCAAGAATGGCTTCCGCCCGTTCAGGGTTGCGCTTCTTCATGTTCATGATTTGATGCCTGTTCTCGACAAAGAGATTGTCAACGCCTCCCGGCATCTTAATCTTGTCCAAGCGGGACTTCATCTGCATGTACAACTCACGGTCAGACACGTCATTAGCATCAGGCGACGTCTCTACAGGGGATGGAGGGTTCCCACCGGAGCCGCCGCCTGAACTGGATTCATCCAAATTCTGCTGCTTTCTCGGCACAGCCTCCATTTCATTGGCACTGGCGTATTCACCACCGGATAGTCCGATGCTTGCCAATGCCCTGCCAATGGCTGAGGTTTCACAGTTTTCCAAGGCGCTTGTCTTGTTGACGTTGCCCTGACCCCTGATTTCCTCTGCCATTCCTGAGCCGACGATAAGGCCATTATTGTCTGTTATGGTCGCTTTGACAACCACACGATGCCCATCGTCCACCATAATGTCTGTGTCAACGCCGCAATCTAGGCCGAATATGGTCCTGAACGCCTCCATGCGGTGAACAACTTGGGTATATTTTTTACCCCCTCGTTGCGCCACGCCATGAGTCTTGTTCAACTCGGAAACAAGCCCCATTGCATCAATCATCTTGCTCATCCTGGGTTTCCTCTCTTCACCGTTTTTGAAATGAAATCACGCATACCAAGTATGTCCCCCCAAAGTTGGTCGTGTTCGCCAACGGTATACCTGCCAGTCTCTGAGGCGAGGCTTCGCCTAACGTAGTCGTAATGCTGTTCCGCTGCGAACAAGATTCGCGTCAACATCCATTCTTCATCACTCATCCAGAACCCTTCCCTTGTGCAAGTGGTCTGCCATCAAGTGCATGAAGACAGTCCAAGCCGCCTTCATGTCACTCATCTCTGCTTGAAGCTGCGCCATGCGTTCCTCAAGCCTGTCCAGCTGCTGCTGCATGTCCTGAATGTCAGGCATTGGCAGCTTTCGCCAGTGTGCGTCCGTCAACACGCCACACACGGAACCCATCAGGCGTTCTGCGTGAAGCATAGGCCCGGTTGTTCTTCCAAAGCGTCTTGATGATGCGCTTGTAGACAACCTCATTCGGGCAAAGGATGCTGTCACCCGGCTTCATCTTCAAAGCAAGCTGGCTTTCGCTGCTTAGGCTGCGGCCCGGTCCGGGGCCACGGGAAGGGAGTGGGATGTTCTGTTCAATAGTCAGTGTCATAGCTACAACCTCCATATTTCTCTAGCTATTTTGAGGATTTCGGGGCCATGTCGCCCCACGATTTGACCAAAGTCCGGCTGGACTAGGCCAAAGAGATTGCTCCAGCTTTGATTGGCAGCTTTGAGCAAATTCTGTTGCACTACCCAGCGCCTCACAACGTCTTCATAGGTCGCTTCGAGCGCCTCTGGCCGCAATGCGTCACAGTTTTCTGCGGTGACGATGTTGTAGCCCGCTGGTGTTACAAACAACAGTCCAGGCGCATCGCCAGTGGCCTTGTTATAGACCGCCTGTTGCATGATTTGCTGGGGAGTGGGTTCTGTCTTGGGCTTCGGGTTGCGCCAAGTGCGCGTGCCGTCTTTCTTTAGCGGGTTCCGCAGCGGCAGACTACATTTCAGGTCAATCTGTCTGCCAGCGCCCGTGAAGTCTTGGAACAGGATGACGGGAACATCCAGCTTTTCCTCGTGGTAGAACCGCTGGTACTCGCCTTCAAACTCGACGCCTTCATAGAATGTTTTGATGCCCTCAACAGCGTATCTCGCCATCTGAGGTATGACTTCCTTGAAGTGGTGGTATTCCTCTGCATCCTTGCCTCCGTCCCAGTCGCGTGGCTTGTAAAACTCAAACTGAGTCATGCCACGGCTGATTGCCTCATCCAAATCCATTGGCTCTTTGCGGCCATAGATGGGGCTGTACTCATGGACGCCCAGCGCCATGTCGGCTATGCTTTGTACTATCTGCCCAGCACGGGGACGTGCGGCGAAGGGGAAATTCATCTTGTGTTCTTTGCGGAGATACAGCTTCAACACATGCTCATCAATCGGCTGCGTTGCACCCGACGCACTGACATGCTGCCGCCCGAAGAACAGGCTGTAATCAGGAATTGTTCTTTCCATTTGACCCTCCATATCCCCGTACTACACATATTCAACATAGGTGTCAACAATGTTTATTGTCTTTGATTCGGATGAGTTGGTTGATTGTGCAAAGTGCGAGGGCAACGGTGTAATTCCCATTGACTTGTATGAGCATAGCGAAATAGGGTTTGACATCACCCGCAGCTATTCATGGCAGTGCGGTGTGTGTGGAGGCGAGGGCAAGCTGATGCCTTTCTTTGAAATGGAATTTGATGCCGAAGGGTAAAGAGATTCGCTGCCGGTAT